TGAAAAAGGTATCTTAGTAAAAGATAACGCACCCAAACAAATGTTAAAAGTTTTGGAAGAAGTGGGTGAAACCGCTGGAGCATTACTTAAAGACGATAAAGATGAGATAGTAGATGGTATCGGAGATTCATTCGTTACACTAATCATACTATCAATGCAGTTAGGATTACATCCTTCAGAGTGTTTAGAAGCTGCTTGGAATGAGATTAAGGATAGAAAAGGTAAAACTAAAAACGGAGTGTTTATAAAAGAATGAAAAACTACGGAGCTGAATTTGATTGGGAAATAGACGTAGATTTTCCATCTTGGGCAAACACAGAAATCTACGTTAAAACAATCTCAAAGGGATATTTGTTAGATGGTGAAAAACCTAAAGATGCATATTGGAGAGTAGCAACAACAGCCGCTCGAAGATTAAATAAACCTCAGATGGCAACTAAATTCTTCGATTATATTTGGAAGGGTTGGTTGAACTTAGCAACTCCTGTACTATCAAATACAGGTACAGATAGAGGATTACCAATCTCTTGTTTTGGTATTGATGTAGCCGATTCTATTCAAGATATCGGTACTAAGAATTTAGAAATGATGTTACTCGCTAAGCATGGTGGTGGAGTAGGTGTTGGTTTGAATATGATTCGACCAGCTGGTTCTAACATTACACAAAATGGAACATCCGATGGTGTTGTTCCATTCGCTAAGATTTATGATTCAACAATTCTCGCTACCAATCAAGGTAGTGTAAGACGAGGGGCAGCATCTGTTAACCTTAATATCGACCACGAAGATTTTGATGATTGGATTGAAATCAGAGAACCAAAGGGTGATGTAAACAGACAATGTTTGAATTTACATCAATGTGTGGTTGTTGGTGATAAATTTATGAGAAGATTAGAAGATGGTGATTCGGAAGCTCGTAGAAAATGGGGTAAGGTACTTCAAAAGAGAAAAGCAACTGGTGAACCATATGTGATGTACAAAGGCAACATCAACAAAGCAAATCCACCGATGTATAAAGATAATGGATTGAAAGTTCATATGACTAACATATGTTCTGAGATTACATTACATACAGATGAATCACATTCATTCGTTTGTTGTTTATCTTCATTGAACTTATCAAAGTATGATGAGTGGAAACATACCGATTTAATCTATACTGCAACTTGGTTCTTAGATGGTATCTTATCAGAATTCTTACAAAGAGCTAAGAATATGAGAGGATTCGAAAACGCAGTACGTTCTGCAGAAAAGGGTAGAGCATTAGGATTAGGTGTATTAGGATGGCATACATATCTACAACAAAAAGGTATTCCATTTGATTCACTACCAGCTCAGTTTGAAACTCGTAGAATCTTTTCTCAATTAAAGATTGAATCCGAAAGAGCAAGTAGAGATATGGGTGCAGAATTAGGTGAACCATTATGGTGTAAAGATAGTGGTATGAGAAATACTCACCTAAGAGCAGTTGCACCAACTGTATCAAACTCAAAATTAGCAGGTAATGTATCACCAGGTATTGAACCTTGGGCTGCAAACGTATTTACTGAACAAACTGCAAAAGGTACGTTCATTAGAAAAAATAGAGAATTAGAAAAAGCACTTAGAAAGGCAGGTATCAATAATAAAGATACTTGGGATAAAATATTATCAGATGGTGGTTCTGTACAAGATATCAAAGAATTAGATAAATGGGTATATTGTGATGGTAAACTAACAGAGGTTGATGGTGATATTGATACTACTAAGTGTGATAAGGTAAAAGATGTATTTAAAACATTCAAAGAGATTAATCAATTAGAATTGGTTAGACAGGCTGGAGTTAGACAACAATACATCGACCAATCAGTTTCATTAAACTTGGCATTCCCATCAGAGGCAACTCCGAAGTGGATGAATATGGTTCACTTAGAAGCGTGGAAACAAGGTGTAAAAACATTATACTACACCAGAACTGAATCGGTTTTAAGAGGGGATATTGCTGCACAAGCTATGGACCCTGATTGTATAAGTTGTGATGGATAATTTTAAATTTAAAGGAGTAAGAAAATGAAATACTTATATTTTTCAGCAGCATGGTGTCAGCCTTGTAAGACGTTATCACCAATTATGAATGAAGTATCGGCTCAAATCTCAGTTGAAAAGATTGATGTTGATTTAGATTATGAAAGAGCTCAACAATACGGTGTTAGAAACATTCCAACAGTTGTATTAGTTGATGGGATTACGGAAGTTAAAAGATTTGTTGGAGTACAACAAAAACAAACTTATCTAAATGAAGTTAGATAAAACTTGGATAATTCAAAAAAAAGTTGTATATTAGTACAATAATAGTTACATTTAATGCAGAAACAATTCTTAGATTACGGATATAACGATATCCAGCATGATATTCAGCTACCAAAACCAACCATTATGGAATATGATGGGTTTACGGTGGTAAGAGATGATTTGTTGGATGGTGGAACTAAACGTAGAGCGTTTACTGATTATGTTCAATGGGTTAAACAAACAAATCCAAATGTAACTGAACTTGTTTATGCATCACCAAGACAAGGATATGCACAATTATCTTTAACATATGCTTGTAACGATTTAGGATTAAAATCAACAGTAACCGTACCGCAAGGTAAACATACTTGGTTAACAGAAGAATCTATTAGATTAGGATGTAATATCATCGAAGTTCCGATGGGATTCCTTACAAACATACAGGCTAAGGCCAGAAAATATGTAGAAACAAATGATGGGTGCCAGTTAGTACCATTTGGTGGTGACCATCCTATCATTATTGAATCTATGAAAAATGCTGCTTTATCACTTGATATAGAACCACCAAAAGAGGTTTGGACTGTGATGAGTAGTGGTGTATTGAGTAGAGGGCTACAGAAAGCTTGGCCAGATGCTAAAGTTTATGGTGTACGAATCGGACACAATACAACAGATAGAGAAAGAGGTAGGGCTGAAACATTCTTATCGAAATATAAATTTCATCAAGATTGTAAAGAATCAGAACGACCACCATTTCCATCTTCACTAACCTACGATAGTAAAGCATGGACTTGGATGAAAGAACACGCATCAGAAGGTGCATTATTTTGGAACGTAGGAAAATAATAATTAATAATTAAAATATGAAAATATCAGAACTAAAATTATTGGATTGGTTGAAGGCTGTTAAAAATGAAAATACAAGACCAAAGTACATCTCCGTTATAGATGATACAAATTTTGAAAAACCATTTGGAATGGTTGCAACTGTTTACAAATATACAAATCTAAAAAATGGTAGAATTTATATAGGAATTCACTTAGAATCACATAAACCATATCATACATCAAGTAAGGATGAAGATTTTTTAAAAGATAAAGCTGAAAGAGGAGCTCAATTTAAGTTTGAAATATTAGATTGGGGTTCGTTTGAAGAATGTGAAGATATTGAAAATAATCTTTTAGAATCAGTAGATGCGGCAAATAACCCACTTTACTATAATAAGTGGAATGGGAAGCCTGGTGTTAAGAAGAAAAATAAAGAATTTCAAAATCAAGTTACTAAAGAATTATTTTTACTTAGAAAAGGTAAAGTAAATGCTAAAGTAAAAATTCTATCTAAAGAATGTATTCAAGAACCCAAAACTTTTTTAGACCTGTATAATGAATATGATTTAGTTCAAATTAGAGATGAGCAAATTAATAGTGATAATGTAGAGGATATTAAAGATGCTATTACTTATAATTATGGGGATGTTGATTATCCAATTTATCTTCAAAATAGAATGTTTGAAGGAGTATTTTATCCATATCTTCTTATAAGTGGTAATCATACAATTTACACACCAGTATCTATGAAAGAACATTATCAATTTGAATCAACAGAGTATATTGTAATACCTGAAGATATACATAAAAATTATACTGATGCTGATTGGAGAGCTGTTGCTAATAATATGAATGTAAAAACACAAGTAATAGGTAAAACATATGATGAGTGGGATGCTCTTAAAGAAGCAATTGATGCCTATGAAGATGGTAATTCTTATTGTACCGAAGATGATTTTGCAAGGTGGAGACTTATGGGTATTGGTAAAAAAATAAATTGGATTATTAAAAAGATTACAGACCATAAAGAAGAAAAAAAACAAAACAGTAAAGGGTTGGTTAGAGTTAACTACAGTACACCTGAAGGAACTGCTCTGTTATCTAAAAAAATAAAAGAAAGAACAAAGGATAAAAGATTGATTATTGATATGGCATCTGGTACTCCAAGTTTACATAGAATTCTTAATGAATATATTAACAGACAAAAAGAGAGATTTGATGATGGTTTGGAGTTATACAATGAAATATATGTGTTTGTACATCATTCTAGTAGAGCTCAAATTGAAAGTTTTAAAACTCTTAAAAATGGTGTATTAAATCACAAAGAGTTTTTTAATGATGTTAACATAGATGATGAATTTAAAGATAAAATGAAGGGTAAGATGATTACACCTAATATTGAGTTTGAAGAACTTCCTTTATATATGAAGGGTGCAAGATTAAAAAGTTTATTATCCAAAGAACTAAAAGTAGCATAATGAAAGTAAAGAAACATTTTTTCTTTAGTAATCGGTTAAGAGGTGAGAATCACCCAAAAGCAAAACTAACTAACCAAGATGTACTACAGATAAGAGAACTCTATTCAAAGGGATTCTCTACTTCTGTAATCGCAAGAAACTATAAAGTTAGTAAATGGAACATAGAAGAAATAGTAAATAATAGAACATGGACACACTTATGAAAGTAACAACTAAGGATTACTTAGAACAATTTAAAGATATGGAGCCATACTTCGAAATTAACGAAGAACAATGGACTTATATAAAAGAATCATTTCCGAAGGATGAAGTAAAGGAATGTTTGGCGGATATTCTTATGGATTATGAACTACCAACTGCAGAAATATCTGAGTTGGATGCATATAAAGATTTTATGAAGTTAAAAGGAATCCGTTGGA